CTTTATTTAGTTATTACTAAAAGTTTAAGAGATAGACTAATGTCGTAATAGTATATCACTTTGACTTGTTAGAAGTTGTGGGTTTATTAGCCTTAATCTTATCTACGGCTATCTTCTTAATAGCTATCTCCTTATTATCTTTTCGAATTTGTTCGTCAAGTTTAATACGAGCTCTACTCTCTTGGATGTTAGCTTTAATCTGATCTATCTCGGCTAGCATCTTAGATCTCTCTTCGCTAGTCATAGTAGTACCATCAGACTTGGCCTCAATATCCATTTGCTTCATGAGAATGTCAGCATCAATCTTATCGTACTGATAAGCAATCTTAGCTTGCTCTATCTCTAAGTCACGGATATGATCTTCTGCCTGAGCCTTTTGTGCGGATTCAGCTTCTGCCTGAGCAGCTGCTTCAGTTAGCTTCTGTGCATTCTCTTCAGCAACTCTAATCTTTTGTTTTATTTCAGAGAAGTTATCTGACTCTAAAATGGATAATACATCAGATGCTTTATATCCATTCTGAATCATAGGCTGAGTAAGAGATTTAGCAAACTCTAATCTATCACGTTCGTGTGCAGAGTTCTTAACAAATACACCTAGGTCAGATAATGCATACTCGATAGGATCTATGGTAAGGAACTCAGTAGTACCGTCCGGCATAACGTAAGATCCTTTCTTACCTCCTAACCATGCAATCTTAGACATATCTAATAAGCCTTGAAGTTCTTTCTCTTCGAACTTCTCATACTTCTTAAAGTAATCTTCTGTAATATGAGATGATTGTATGATAGCTTGTTGTGATCCAGTAACAGATTCATAAGGACCTATTTGTCCTTGACGTTGTTGAGATACTCCAGATACTCTTTCCCATTCTGACAGTATTGATTCTAACAGTTCTATGTACTGTCCAATTGTTCTAATAGACAAGTCCATTACTTGTTGGTGAGTAGCAGAAAGTTTAAGGTTTTCATTGTTATAAGATACCCAGCCAATACCTGTACCTTCTAAATAGTACATGAATTTATCCATGGACCACTTCTTGGGTATCATATCAATGTCTAATAAGCCAATTACATCTTTAGACTTAGCAATAGCTAGTTCTAATCTATACTTGTAGATGTTGTATTGTATCTGATATGGTATCCCTAATTTAACAATTGAGGTATTTTCTGTATTACGAAGCATGTAGCGTCTACCATTAATAGGTAGTTTAGCCTGGCCAGGATCATCTGGTGATGTACGTACATTCTGTATAGGTCCCATACCTATATAGATATCTTGGTCAATTACAATCACACGTCTTACTTCAGGCACCCATTCCCAGTCTACAGACTCTTGTGCATCTCTATTTACTTTGTAGTCTTCTCCAACTATCTCTTCTTCAAGTGATTGTGTTTCTTCAGAGTAGTATAGTCGGATTCCTATCTTCTTAAATGTTTTAAAGTAGATAGTAATAACCTCAACCATTCTGTTTCTATCATTATCATAATAGTGTTCGTGTTGAGGTGATGCATATAAAGACAAGGTATCTAGGTTTGTCTCTTTTGGATTTTCCAATCTATCCACTTCTTCCGGAGAGAGTAAATCAGAAAATCTATCAAGGACACTTGATGGAAACATTTCCTGGCGGATGAGCGCCCAGTCGGCGTCTTCAATGAACTCCGTGTCAGGATCCATGTCGTAGTCGATGTTAAGGGGGTTAAGGCTTTCATAAGCAATAGCACTCTTGTATATGGTTTTATGTGAGTACACTTCTCCCGTAACTAAAAAATCAAAGAATCCTTTATCAAACTCGTGCTTTAAGTGTAAGTCTGCAGCTAAGTAGTTAAGGGCTTTTTGTCCAATGATAGCTTTGGAATCTCTTAAGTTATTGCTAATTAGTTGATAAGACTTCTCTAAAGGTTGTAATGCAGATGGTGGCGGGGTATCTCCCATTTTACCACCGGTAAATTGGTTAACTAAACCTGCAAACTTCTCCTGCATAGCAGCTTGCATTTGTGATTGTATCTGTGCTTCCCTTTCAGTTACAGAATCACCATTTACATTAATAACTGAATAATTAAAAGGCCTTTTATGTTTCTCTCCTAAGAGTAAATCAACCACTGGTTTTATAATAGGATAGTTACGTAGCCTGGCCGGGAACTTTTGTTTACGTGTTTTGCCATAAGGACTTAAGACAAAAGAATAGTCTTCATCATGTATATGGCCTGTATAGTAGTCGTAAAGTTTGCGTATATCTTCGCGGGCCCCAGTACGGTTAAATCTAGACATAGATATAAACGCGTCCGCACAGTTCTTGTGCCACTCATCGTTCTTTTTCTTCGAACTTATCTTCTGTTGTGGAAGTGTGGTACGTTTAGTTGTATTTGCTATCATACTTACAAAGATAGCATTTTATGCAAATAGGTCTCTATCCCAGAACTCATCATCAGCTCTTGACTCCTGATACTCAGTAGGAGGAACGCCCTCTAACTCTTTAAGATGAAACATACCAATTATCATAGACATAACTCGGTCAAAGTTACCTTCATCATTGTACTTGATAAGTTCCTCTAATAAAGCTACATCATATATGTAGTGTAAGTTAAGTTTGATATTACCATTTTCGTCTACACCTCTAGGAGTAAGCAGCCAATCCCTTAAATATACTAGGCCTTGGGCTTTCCTAGCTGCAGTCATGTGCATGCCATATTCCCTTTGTACTGTAGCAGATTGTAGCTCTTTCTTATGAAGCATTTCAAATTGCTCCTCTAAGTAATGTAACTTCTTAAACCTCTTAGCAAATGGTATTACTTCGCCCCGATCGTTCTCAAATCCTATCTTACCATTATAGTATTCTGCTAAAAGAAATAGCTTTCTGTTGTAATCATCTTGGCTAGCAGGCCTACCTACCCAAGAGGCTACTATTATATCGTCCGGCCGAGAGAACCTATTAGTACGTTTTATTACGTAAGTAGCTCCTAATGAGGAACTTCCCTGTGATTTGTTCTGGCCATAGGGGTCATTAGTAATAATGTATAGACCTTTTGGTACTTTGCCAGTGGCCGGATCTGTATAAGGACTTTCATAGATAACTATTGCACCAGATATATCACCATCTTTAAGAGAATGTGGGTATCTTAGTACCGGCTCTAATTTATAATCAGGTTTAAATGTCAGCTTACCGCTTGCGTTACGTACTATATTACCAGGTGTTCCTAAAGCCTCGTAGTTTCTAGCAATAACTTCATTTCTTTGTGCAACTAGCTCAGCTGTAGGGAAGTCGTTATGGTCTACATTAAGTATAGCTTCTTGTGGAGTAAATGGATGCTCTGCTACATGCTGATCATATGTTCTCTGTCCAGATGCCTTCTTCTTATTCTCTCTTGTTCCATTCCTAAATTCAATAGCTTCTTTAATAAGAGAGTTACCATTTTCATCCATAAACCCATCTAAGTTAATGTAATCTGGTACAAAGTATCCTGATTGCATGTCAGCCATACCATCATCCCATTTATTAGGCACACTAAACACGTTATAAGCTTCAGGTCTGTAGAACAGTTCTTCTAATGCATCAAATCCACCACCTTCTTCGCCACCGGTTCCAAAAGCAATCATACTACCTAGAAACATATTACCCTGACGCATAGAGGGTTGCAGAATTTCCCAGGATGTAAGCATGTGTTTAAAGGAACCAGCTTCTTCGAAGAATACTAAATCACCAGCTTTACCCCGTACTTTATGTGGATCATCACCAATAGTAACACCAATAATGGTGCTTTGCATCCCTTTCTCAATAAAAGTACCTTTTACTTTCTCTTTATATCCCGAAGTTTTCTGAAGTTCTTTATCAATAAGTCTAGGCTGGCTCCAAGCAGTATTTTCATCCACAAAAGCCATAGCAGGCCACGCCTTATTAAAGATCCCGTCTTTAACAAGATAATCCTCTTTAGATACAATAACGTAGTTTCTGCTTCCACGTTTAAGAAAATAATTACGTAGCAGCATACTAGCAGCCTTATAAGAGTATCCCTTACGACGTGCTTTAAGACAAACTAAGTTCTTCTTTGCAATCCTCGCATCTTCAACTAGCATGAACCATTCCCAATCCCCATCGTAGAATCTAGGTAATGCAAATTCACGCTTTTCTTCTATGGTGCCATCAGGCAGCTCCTTTTGTACTGCTCTAAAGATAGGAAAGAAGTTAAGATAAAAATAATGAAACCCAGTTATATAAAACTCATCTGGAGTTCCTTCATTAACTATGTACCCATTTAAACATCTAAAAGTTTGTTCGTCCCAGAAGTCTTCCCAATCAGGAGTACCTTCTAACAAGTCTGTATAAAAGCCATTCTCATTATAAAAGTTACCGGCAGGGGAAGCGTTGTGTGTTCTTCTGAATTTATCAGGTTTATCTTCGTAAGACCACTGAGATCTGTGTGCTAATAAATGTTCCTGTGATGCCATGTATTACTGATTGTACTTACTTACATTTACGCCCCCACGTATTGTATGATCACCTCCAGATATGGAGTCTAGTACTTGTTTTCTTAACGCTACTAATTTAGTAGCCGCTTTATCTAAGGACTCTATTGCTTGTAATACTTGCCTAGGATTATAAACCAGGTCTCCATTCTTCTTAATCAAAGACATATCGATTTCATCAAAATAATCCTTCATCTTAAGGAAGGCAGACTCGGCTGAATCCAAAACACTAGCTAATGGATTCGCCTCATAAATAGTCTTATTAAAAACTTCAACTGCTTCCTTAACTAACTCATCAGGAGTCCATACTGTATCTTTCCCAAACACAATACTAGTAACTCTAGATTCTCTATCCCCTCCTTCTTCTTCAGTACGATAAGTTTGTTTATAAGATGAGTCCGGATGATACATCCAGTAAATCCAAGCAATTTCTTTACTTGCAATTGTTTTCTCTCTTGTCTTATCTCTATTGTACAATTTCTTGAATGGTAATAAAGATAAGGCCAACTCTGTGGGTTCTATTGCGTATCTATTACCTCTTTTTAGAAGTTCCATAGTCGTAAGGTGTGTTTTTATCTACATGACGTTTTCTAGCAGGTTTAACTTTAAACTTACCAAAGTGTGGAAGTATGATAGTCTTTTCTGTGTTGCCACCTTTTATAGTCTCTGCGGCTAATTTGAACGGAGCGTACACTATTTCTGCGACTTGTTTGTGGTCCAAGTCGTTTTTGTGTGCTATGTTCTTTATGATATCCTCTGGACTTTCTATCATTGCCAATTAAGTTGAAAAGTAAGTTCAGTTGACGGTTTAAGATAGGGATTAAAATCATATCCATAATCCGCCTTAATAATAGCCTTTTTATCTTTAAGCTTCTTGATGTATACATTAATAGTGTTTGCTTTAAATTTCATAGATTCTTCTACCTTCTTCTTATTGCTAGTAGAAAAAGGATCTAACTCGTTAAAGTCGTATTTAAGCTCCATAAATTTAGCCAGGCACATTCTTTCACCATCAGTAAGCTTAAACAGGCTAGTTCCTATTAGCGATAAATAAGCATAGTAATTTCTAATGCTTAACGCTACTGCTATACTATTGTCTGTTTGCATTTTGTTTTAAAGTTTAAAGTTAATACCCACTTACCAGCTTCAAATCCTGATTGGTGATCAACTGTGTTATCCGGATGCCTTCTTTCCCAGGAGCGCTTTAATAAGTCTATCCTAGAGAGAAAGAACACGAAATCCGCTACATCACTGCAGCGTATCTTATTTGTTTTAACTAGCATTTTTAATAACAATTTTATTGTCCTCAATATCTACAGTAATCCTAAGATGAGGCGCAATCTCTCTTATAGCTGCTATCACCTTATCAGAATCATACTCCCGTTGCGGAGAACACACATAATTAATAACAGTCAGAAGGGTAGAGATAAACTCATCCTGTTTACGCTGGAGATTTTTAGCAGCATAATTATCTAGGACAAGTTTATCATACCTCTCTAAATCTAATATAACGGTATTAGTTTCCGCCATCATCAAACGCTATAATAGAATGTAAGGGGATAGCCACTAACCTATACTTTTCATGCTCCTCTAAAGTAATAACCTGGGAACCTTGAATCATAAGAATCCTATCTCCTACAAACTGTGCCCATTCCGGCTTTTCTTCAGGAGCCACGTGTAAGAAACACTGACCAGAATCCTGGTCAGCCTCTCCATTAAGTATAAGATTTGATTTTCTCTCGACAAATTTGGCCAATACAAAGCCATTAACAGTGTGTATCATAAAAATTTGATATTATGATACAAATATAAACAAATCTTTAAGGATCTATTTATAAATCTTTAATGTGGAAGATCAATCCAGAAAACAGAGAGGGTTGTATGTAGATTCGTAGGCTATTCCTTAAGGATATCGTATAAGGCTTTAATTAAAGCTGCACAAAATAAAGGTATAAGCACTACAAACATGAAAACAGGAAGCAAAACAATAATAATAAACCCAATACTTGCATCTCGGATATCTCTTTGGAGAGAGCTAGGGCTTTTCATACTTAGCTAACTTTTTTTCTAGCTCATGTATTATCATATGCAACTTATGATTTTCCTCTCTCAAATCCCTAATTTTAGCTTCAGCCTGATCTAACAAAGTCTTATTAACTCTAACTTCATTTTCCAGAGACAATATCCTCTGGTCCATACGTTCGAACTGAACCTGAAAAGTAGATGATAAAAGCTCAAACCCTTTCTGGTCAAGTTCCTTCTTACGAAATATAGTATTAGCAAAGAATCCGCTTACCCCAGAGATTATACCAACTATAGTAGTCAGCACTATATTATTAGTATCAGCCATAAGTTAGTGTGTTATAAGTTAGTGTGTTATACTACAAAGATAAGCTAATACTTTAAAAAAAATTTTATATAAAATTTTAGTTATCTCTATGTATTTAGGGGAGTAGGTTCCTCCAACTAAACCACCCCCACAAAGTTTGGCCAGTTTGTAGTACCCCGTACTGCATTAAAGCCAAAAGTTGAACAATTAAATAAACTTATTATGGAATTCTGGAGAAACCCCTCGACACCCCAAGAGAAGGCTTTGTCGCCTGTATCCGGTACAGGTAGCACCGCGCTACTAGCCTTATTCGTCGCTAATAGTGATGATTATAACAGCGTGGAAGAGGTACCTGAGGAAACCTTGATCGATGGCTGTACCTTAGCCGTTAAAGGTCATAAAGTAACAGGCGTCGGCGATATGACTAGAGCTGGTTATAT